AGGTCGATAGCATTAGTCTCACCAATTATGATTTGTCCAGTGTCGTCTGCATTAGCCTCGACTACCAAGTTCGTCTGATCCCACGTTATAGTGACGTCCGCCGCATCGCCAAACTGCAATACATCGTCGTCCTGTAGATTAACATCCCAGCCGTTAAGTTCAAGGATGGATGTATCAACATCAAACAGTGCTATGTTGGTCGCTGTAGATCCGTAAATCGCTAAGTCGATTGCGTTCGTCGAACCTATACGAATCTGACCTGCGTTATCGGAAACGGCTTCTACAAGTAAGTATGATCCATCCCATGTAAACGATACATCGGGAGCAGCAGAAGTATTACCAAAGCCCAGTATCGCATCGTCAAGTAATCCCAACGTGTCCGCCGAACCGTCCCAGTGGAAATCGGCTCCGGCTGTAACACCATTCATAAGAACGTCTGTGATAGTTGTTTTGCCGATATTGATAGCACCGTTTGCAGAACCGGCATTGACCGCCAACTGCGTCTGATCCCATGCTATCGAAATATCGCTACTTGTACCGAAAAGCAGTGGTATATCGTCTAAGTATGTCACACTTACGGACGTTGGCAATACAAGGCTGTCACCGCTATCGACGTATATTTCCAAATAGTCAGTACCCGCCGTATTAGCAAGTCTTAACTTATTCCCGGAGGCGATCAGTACGTCACAGTCGATACCGTCCGCGAACGCCTCCTGGATAATTCTACCTAACCCCTGATGCATATCTCTGTCAAGGGCACTTAAATCACGTTCACTCATTTTATTACTCCTTTAGTAATTCGATTAACTTTTTCTTTGTTTTTGAACCAGCCTTAATCCCGACGGCCTGTGCCAGTTGCTGCAAATCTGTAAGTGACATATCCTCAAAAGATGTACCTGTTTCCTTTTCAGGCTCTACCACTGGTTCGGGTTCTGTTTCGGTATTGGATGCTACATCTACATCGGCTACCGGTTCCTCAACAGTTTTCGCCTCGTCAGGATGTTCCTGCTGATACAACTGCTCTGCCAATTCCTCAGCAGCCTCGACAACTTCGTCGGATTCATCTTCCATAATATCTTCGGTAACTGTATTCGGCCCAGGTGTGGATTCGATAAATGGTGATGTTGACTCAGGAGATTCTACAGCCTCCGTTTGCTTAACCGACGAAATTCGCGGGTATGAAGATAAGGCTTTTGCCATTTCCTCATCGCCTGTTACGATAACTCTGTCATGGGCTAAATAAATTGTTTTGCCTTTATATGGCAAGCCCCTTGCTTCGCCATTGTTTCGTATCACAAACTTCATCTTTTACTATCTCCTTAGTAATTGCTTATGCGGTCGTGAGTTTTTCCAACAATACACAAGCGTTAACATTCTCTACGGCAACGTCACCACGCATACTATAGAACCAATACGTAGCTTCGTCTGCAGCTACCCGCTGCGGTTCGATCTTTATTTCACGCTGCAAGCCGAGAATCAGATTGTTTTTTGGTGTAAGCAAACAATCGGAATAGACACCCGCACCATGAACACCGGCTGCCGACATTGTAGTTGACATCAGTGGAGCGGATGCGATAGGAACTTTGCCATAACTCAAGGGTGCAGTTCCAACAATAGCTGCATCTCCAAGTATCGTAGACCTGGCCGACAGTGCAGTAGTGTAATCTTGTTCTATCTGATCAGAACCTACGAAACGGAGATTACCAAGTCCACCCATTTTATATTTTGAAGGTAGAATCTTGAGCATATTGCCGTATTTGAATTCCCAGTTATACGGAGCAGAGCTATTTTGTACAGCTATCCCACCGCCTAATACTGGAATGGAGGCGTGACAACGCCACACTACAGTACCATCAGTTACACTCGTACCGAGTATCGCAGGCCATGTTGGTTCACTTCCATCGGTAGTTCCTGCGGTTGTACAAATATAGCAGAATCCGTCAGCGTTGCTGGATGTTGGCTTTACAATAGCACCTACAGACTTTGAGGTAGTGGCAGCCCAGTCCGTTTCGGTTAGACCAGTCATCAAATTACCACGTGTCGTAACCGTGTTGTAATAAGAATCGGCAGCTACCTGACTGTAGCGTATTCGATAACGCCAACCGTCAAACAGACTCCGTGCATCAGTTGCCGCAAACCCACCGAGACTCGCGGTGTCACTAATCCACCCGATCTCCTCAAGCTCGTTTGCGATTCTATTTGCTACCATTCGCATAACATGGTCGGCAAAAGCATCGGCCTCTATGTTATCATCAAGATCGTCGTCGAAAATAGCAATAGCACCGCGAAGTTTTTTCGATACCAATTCGATGTTGTTTTCCGATAGCGTTTTAAGGTAATCAGAAGAACTGAATGTAGACCCTGGCTTCAAGAACCGCTCGCTACCGATACCAAGTGCCCTTACATTTTTAGTAGACTTATTCATCTTGACGGTACGGACGACTGTTTTAAGCATCGTCGATTCGTCTATGACGTAATCTATAAACCGATCAGCCTCTTCCGGTGCCAGCGTGATAGCAGGCAAGCTGATCATCTTTTGAATTTGCTGCTTTTTTGATAATAGAGTTTTATTCGTTTTCATCTTTTGTTACTCCTTTTAACTTGTTTGCGACAGACTCGCCCATTTTTTACCACCATCGCCGCCATCATTGTTAGTTTCGTCACCATCTACGCTCTTTTTGCCTATGACGGTTTTGTCGAGTTTGTCGAATCGTTTGGTTAATGCTTCGATAGCCTTTGTGAGTTCTGTTTTTTGGCTATTCTGCGTTTCAGCTTCTTTGTTTTTTTCAAGCTGCTCAAGAGATTTTGAAAGTCCAGCAATGGCCTTAGCAACTTCATCATCGGCATTGCTGTTCGACTCAGACTTTTCAGTCTTTCCAGCTTCGCTGGGGAGTACTCCCTCCAACGCCTTCATCGCGGCAACTACGGCTTTGATCTTAGCCAAAGTATCCTTCGACAATTTAGCACCGGCCTTTTCGAGGGGATCCTTATCTGTGTTGTTACCTTTGCTGGTACCTGTATCGGATTTGCTTACAGCTACTTTCAAAGCCAACTGTTTAGCTATTACACCGACGGCCTTTTTCAAGTCGTCGGGAAAATCGCCCTTGTAATCGTTAATGTCATTTAGCGACTTGACAATAATATCCACTTCATCGGCCTTCTCGAAGTCAATCCCGCTATCCTCGCCGAAGTAATCGGTTAGCTGTTTTTTAATATCTTCATTCATTGTAAAATCTCCTTTGGTTAGATAGAAAGTCTCGGAACGGCTAAAGCCGTCTTCGGTTTCAACAAGTTTGGAATAAGAGACGCTTATTGGTTTATCCATATCATCGTCGGTATAAAAATGGAACGAGAAGCTACTCAAGTCATTTACCACGTCTCCATTAACCTTTATCTTTGTCCCACCGATTGTTCCGTCACTGTCTATGACTATGTTAATATTCTTTTTCTTTTTTAATGTCTTTGTGTCAGAACCAGTCAAAAAAGCTCCACACTCAGGACACTTAATCTTGGTACACGGTGTTGATTTGCCTTCACCTGATTTTTCGTGCTTTTCACTATAACCACATTCAGAGCAAATACAATATTTGGCTCCACCGTCACCTTGTGCGGAACCGCCATTACCTCGGCCTTCACCTCGTGACTTAAAGAATAAGAACTTCTTATTGTTGGCAGCCTTGTCAACAAGAGATACTTCGCGTACATCAATGTCTTTTAAGTTACGATCTTTTGCCATTGTTAAACTCCTTAACTTGTTTTGGCATATCCAGCCATTGAGAAGCCGGTAAGCTCACCGGACTTTACCGCATCCCATATCTTCTTTTCGAGCACACGAACCGTAATCAGCCATGTCCCTTTTTTGATAGATGTGGATTCTACGGTTAAATCGACCGGAGCTATGTAGCTTTCCAATACCTTCACTTTAACGGCCTTGCCTTTGTGCATAACTTTGAATGCCTGCACATCTTCCATGAACTTATAAGCGGCTTTGCGGATTTCGACCTCATTAGCTTTGTCACCTTGAGCGTCGACCACATCAGGCTCATACACAATACCACCTACAATACGTTCGTCTTTGTGTGCTTTATCCAACTGATAAACACATATCGACTTTTCAAACTGCTTTTCCTCTTTTATATCGTCGAGAATCTTCGTAGCTTTTGCCGTCACCTTATCTTTTACGGTCTTTGGCAATTTGCTTTGAGGTATTCTCGCTAAAGCATTCCTTAGATGCGGCAAGTCTACCTTGCCTTCATTATCGCGATATGGGAAATGTCGTAATTTTCTCGGTTTGGTTTTACCCTCGTCGTCTTTTTTACCACCTGATTCTATGTAAAGAAAAGCTGAATCAGGTAAACTGTTAATGAACCTGGCACTCCAAATCTTCTTCGCAACCTTCACAACCTCCGTTTTTTGCTTTGCTTTCAATACCAAATCATACATCGGAATATATGAACTGCCTGCCGGTTCAAGTTGGCATTGTGCTACTATTTCTGTTAAGTCATCTTGCCTACTTTTTACAATGTCGGCTATAGCCTCGGCGTTAACGCTACCGGCTTCTACAACAACGCAATCCTTCATAACCACAACATCCTCAAAGTCCGATACATCTACGCCGAATTTCTTGGCGATCATACTTTTCTTGAAAGTGGCTCTGTCGATAGCACTTGTACTCTTTTCTATTTTTCGTGAAGTCATCTCATTCAAAAGTAGCCTATAATTCTTGAGGAATTTGTTTCGATTCAGACTACCTACAATGATATTGTCATTGTCCTTAAAGTTCTTATCGAACAACTGAGTCTGCCGCAACTTCAAAATAAGCAGTTCCTTGTCGGACGCTTTTGCTAGTCTCTCTTTCGTAATATCTTCTATCCGCATCGTTTTAACCCTTTTGAAATATGCCGACACCGTCTATTGCCAGCTAAAGATTTTATTACCGGCTTATCCACACCATTGCCGCCGATCACTGGTAAAAATCCACACGTACAGTTTGGGTGCACCGGAATCACCCCAGCACCCTCTGTAGTTGAGAATATTTGCCCATTCAATGCCAGGCATTCCGGACACGCATTTGGGCTTGCCGAGAATTCAACTTCAGTAATCCCCTCCTGCTCAAGACCCTGCACGTAGCCTGTGTTTTGTGCGGTTGCTGTTTCAGTTCTGGCAATAGCCCGCGTTCGTTGTCGTAATAGTTTTCGTTCGTAAGTGGCAATTCTACGGTCGATCTCTTTTGCCGATAATTTTTGCTTACCTGTTTCAAGTGCGATCCTACGATTATTAACCGCTATAACCTGATTATCATTCAACCCGACTACAAACCGCAAATCCATGCTAACCTTCTGCATCGACCGTCCCTGCTTTACGGCCTCGGCTATATACCGCGATATGGCTTTTCTTGTCTCTTTCGTGATTGACGTTACAGCTACACCAGCTATTTTCTCGGCAGCTCTAACAGCCTTGACATTCACTACGTCAAAAGAACCGGTAGCCGACACTTGCTCGACCCCAGCATCACCGCCCGATTCCATAATAGTCAGCGTTGCCGGCTTTATTGTTTTGACTCCCTGCTCCTCGATAAATTCCCAGTCTGTAAAGTCTGAATATTTAGCCTTTACAAACTTATTGTTAAAATCTTCGCGAACCTGTTTTACCTGCCACGCGAACCATTCGTTTACCGCGTCGAGCATAATCGGCGTATTACGTCTTAACAGTCTCTCAAGTTTTTGTTGTGTTTTACTCACTATCATCGTCCTCATTTTTAGCCAGCGGCTCGGCTGATTCGCCTACATCGATAAAAGAAGTTCCTATATAAAATACGTCCCCACCTGGATACGGCTTCATGCCCAACTCATTACGGGCTTCGTTAGGTGTAGCCATTGCATTTTGAACCATACTAACTAATCGAGTTGTTATCGCTTCAATGTCTCTGAAATCGATATTTTTGAAAGATAACTCATACGTTTCCGATTGAAGGATATATTTATTGAACATATCCTCAACATCTTTCTGCAATGGTTCTACCACTCCCTGTATGTATATCTTCGTTGCCTACTCAGCGACGTTACCGCCCAACGAGCCGACACTCCGAATACCCCCTCTTTCGGGCGGCATGGAATACG